TGTGGTTGTCTGTCAAAGAGGTGCGCGAGAATCGCGCACCTTGCGGCGCTTCCCATATCTGGTTGTTTTTCTTGATGCTAGTTAGCACAAATCCGCTTGCGCGGTAGATTGTCCCGTCACCACACTGCGCTGCATCTGCGAAGGAAATTACCCATTGCAAATGCGGCGCATGCTTTCTTAAAAGCTTCATTGCTATGGAAATCGCCCTACTTTCGCTATTGCGCGGCAAGGCATCAGAAAAGGCCATCCGATTCAATTCGATAAATTGGTTCCAGCCCGTACCCTCAACTAAACGTTGAATCTTTCGCTTGTCAAGCGATGGGCCAAACTGCATCGCGCCTTCTAGTTTGCCGCCATAAAATACGCCAATATGAAGCTGCGAGTTGTTCACCGTTTTACCGGAATAGTGAATCCGCCGCACAAGATTATTAGCAGTTTTAGCGTCAATCGGCTGTAATACAATATGCCTTGCGTCACCCAAGATAAGCCTCTGCGATTCGGGCAAGCGCGTTGCCGTTACTGTTCTCGTTCCCGGTTGCGGTAAATTCGCCTGCTTCTTTCGCCGCGTCCAATGCCCGCTTAATTATGTCAGCCTGTTCGTCTGTTATCGTGAACGTCATCTGCTGAAAAGGTGATTTGTCGCCGCTCGGCAACTCTCCAATTGAGTTTTGCCAGACGCTTTCTATTGGCGGCACAACCCCATGTTTTTCCGCCTGCTTCGATAAAAACTCCATCACCGCCGCAAAACGCGCAAGAACTCGTTTCGGTGGGTATCACGCGAACATCTGGAAGAGATTTTGGCCGCCTTTGGCCGCACGCCTCAAGCGCAATGACAATTGAACAACTTAACGTCCTCACGCCTGACTCACCCGCCGCGCTGTTAATCCGCGCCATTGCGGAATATGAGCGCGAATGGGCGTCAATCGAGGTGTGGCCGTATCTCAACTATACGGACGCGGAAATTGATGACGCGCTGAACCTGATTTATTGAGCGAGCGCAGCTAGTAGCTCGTCATCGCTGAGCGTGATTTCGTCCAGTCCTAGAAATTTACGCTCGCCTGCAATTTCCTTTTCACAGGCCGTTATTTGCTTAGCGCGGAATTGCCTCTCAGCGTCGGTTGTCGCCCTCTGAAGCCGTGTTTTTTCGCGTGCTAATCTGTCTTCTAGCGCGTGCAAGTGGTCTAATGTGGCCATTGTCGTGTCCTCGGGTTGTTTGCGTTAAGTTATCGCCACTGAGCGGGGTTGCCTTCGCCGGGTGCGTCGCCTTCTTCTTCGCTGCGAGCGTCAAGTTCGGACTGCGCTGCCTGCCGGACTTCCGGCGCGTTGCCGTGTCGGATTAGTTGGTCTAGCTGGTCGTCTGTGAGTTCGTGAAGATTGAGCATAGTGCCTCCGGTGTTGAAGCCAAGCGGGGCAGCTTGGCGGGTGGTTAGTTGGCGGTCGTGTGCGAGGCTAAACGCTCAGCTTCACAGATGTTGTAGACCTGAGAGCACAGTTTATCGTATTCGCCTGCGCCTAAAATTGCGTCAAATGCTTTTTCGATAGGCATTCCAAGCTCGACAAGTTGGTTGATAGCAAAATTGACGATAAAGTTGTTGAACTTTTCAAGCGTGCCAAACTCAGCGCGCAAATTGATTTGGTTTTCGTTGGCGTGGTTAATCATCAAGCTTTTTAAGCCGTTCAAAACTTCAGTGTTAAGCATTGTCTTTCCTCCGGTTTGTTTGGTTTATCTCTCAGGCACAAATAGAATATACACGTAAATATCTTTCGTGTAAAGAGCGAAATCACAGAAAATTATTAAAAATGCGAATTGTCCTTTTTCTAATCTTACTCGCCTTCCCAACACTCGCCCAAACGCCGCAACCAGTTGACCGCGCCGAAAAAGCGAAACCCGCCGACCCGCTCAAACTGACGGACGCGGAGCTTGCGGAGATTGCCAGCCTCGCCAATCAGCAACGCGAGACAGTGAATGCACTACAGGCCAAGCTGAATGCCGTGCTGACGCTTTCCTGCGAGGGCTGCGATAAAGACGCGCTATTGCTTGCGGCTGCGAAAAGCGCGCACGAATTTTATCAGGCGACCGCAAAGCCCCTGAATCAGCGAATAGAAGCGCGCATTGCGGAGCTTCAGAAAGCGCACGGTTGCGAGGGTTGCCAATTGAAAGAAGGCGCGTTTGTGCGACCGGAAGGCAAGGCGAAGTGACTAAGGCCGAAGCCATTGAACGATACAGGGCGATTCAGTCCGGCGCGGGCGTGAAAAGAGACGACTACTTAGAATCTTTCGGCGCTGGTGGAGTAGCAGAACGTCTTTGGGATGAGGGGCGTTTTACGCTGGGCATTGAGTATGGCTATTTGATTGCGCTTGCTGAGTGCTTTGAAATTACGCCGGAAGATTTGGGAATAAAAATATGACGACCGCCGAACGCTACGCCGCATTGCGCGCTCTATATCTGCACTGGTACGACCAGACCGGCAGCGACTACCACGCGGCGATGGCTGAATATGCGGCGGGGATGGCGGAAGGCGAATAGATGGCGAAAGCGTTAAGAACAATCACAGACCTGACGCCCGATCCAGCCAACGTCAACAAAGGCACGGAGCGCGGCCATTATGTTCTCGACTGGTCGCTGACCGAGCTTGGCGCAGGCCGTTCGATTCTGGCTGATGCGGACGGGGTTGTTATCGCCGGAAATAAGACCCTTGAAGCCGCCGCCGACCATCAATTGCCGATTCGCGTTATCCCGACGGACGGCAAAGAGCTTGTCGTTGTTCAGCGCACAGACCTGCGACTAACCGGCAAGGGCAAGGAGCGCGACAAGGCGCGGCAGTTGGCTATCGCGGACAATCGCGCGTCCGAAGTAGGCTATTCGGCAGACATTGAAACATTGCTCGCGCACGCGCAAAGCGGCGTGGATTTGTCGCCGCTGTATCGGGGTGATGAACTGGATGCGCTGCTCGCGGATTTGACGCCGGAAGAGGAAATCAAACCAGGCGCTGGCGGGGATGACTTTGACGCCACGCCGGAAGAGACGCAGACGCGAGTGCAGTACGGCGACCTGTGGCAACTTGGCGAGCATCGGCTTTTGTGCGGTGACAGCACAAAGGCGGAAGATGTGGCGCGGTTGATGGGTGATGAGAAAACGCCGCTTACTGTGACAGACCCGCCGTATAACATCGCGCAAGATACAGAGGTTTATGGGCAATCGGCATCTAAGTCGCTCAAGAATCTTGCGGAAGCTGAATGGGATTTCAATTTCACCCCTGAGACGTTCCTGAATGCGACGTTAAGTTTTCATCAAAAAGACTGTTGGGTCTACGTTTTCACTGCACATCATTTATTCGGGCAGATCGTGGACTGGATGAATACGAATCACGACAAGTCGAGTTTCGGCGTGTGGTGCAAACCGAATCCGATGCCGTCTTTAGCAAAGAATACTTGGACGTTTGCAACCGAGATTGTCTGTATAGGGAAGTCAGGCAAGCCAATTTTCAACTATCCAGACGGTGAGCACTGCTTAAATTGGTGGCCTATCAATAAGAGTAGCGATGGCACGCATCCAACGCAAAAGCCGGTTGAGCTTATCGCTCACATCGTCTCGAAATGCTCAAGCGTTGGCGATCCAGTGACGGATTTCTTCGGCGGCTCAGGCTCTACTCTAATCGCATGTGAGCGCACGAATCGCAAAGCCCGCGTGATCGAAATTGAGCCGAAATACGTCAACGTAATTCTTTCACGTTGGGAAGCGGAAACCGGCAAGGAAGCGAAGTTATTGGAGCGGCTGGATGGCTAACCGGCAGACGAAAAAGACGCCTAAAAAAAGAGCGCGCAAGACTTCCGCCGATACGCCACAGCTTGACACATCTTGGCACGCAAAGTTTTTGGAAATTCTAGGCGCAACCTGCAATGTTACCTTAGCCGCAAGAGGCGCAGGGATTATCCGCAACACCGCCTACGAGCACTACAAGCGATTGCCGGACTTTGCCGCCGCGTGGGATGACGCGAAAGAGGCGGCAGTAGAGATTCTGGAAGCCGAAGCCTGGCAGCGGGCGCGCAAGCAATCCGACACGCTGATTATCTTCTTGCTCAAGGCGCACAAGCCCGCGAAATACCGCGAACGATACGAAGTCGCGCAAACAAGCCTGAATATTAATTGGGACGACCTGACAGAACATGAGCTTGAGCGCATTGCAGCCGGTGAGGACGCGGCAACAGTCCTCGCAAGCCGAAGCAATTCAGCGCGTGGCGCGTAAACGGCTTGAGGCGCTGCGCGGAACGAAGCATCAATCGTTCCGCCAATTCGTTTCCGCCGTCAACCCGCGCTATCAATGGTATCGGCACTGTGAGGTCATTGCCGACGTTGCCGAGCGCGTAGCGTCTGGCAAGCTCAAGCGCGTGATGTTGTTCGTTCCGCCTCGCCATTCCAAGAGCGAAACGATCAGCCGGTTATTTACAGCCTACTACCTGCGCTGCCATCCTGATAAATGGGTTGGCCTTAGCAGTTACAGTTCAGAGCTTGCCTACGTGTTGAGCCGCGCAAGTCAAGAAAATTACTTAGCCAGTGGCGGCATCCTGAGCGCAAAAGCCGGAGCGGTGAAGCATTGGGAAACCGGCAAAGGCGGCGGCTTATGGGCTGCGGGCGTCGGCGGGCCAATCACCGGCAAAGGGTTTCACCTGGGCGTGATTGATGACCCGCTGAAAAACAGCGAAGAGGCATCAAGCGCCGTCATTCGTGAAAAGCAGAAGGAATGGTATCGCTCAACGTTCTACACGCGCGCGGAACCGGACGCGGCCATTGTAGTGATTCAAACCCGATGGCACGAAGACGACCTTAGCGGCTGGCTATTGAGCGAAGAGGAAGGCGAATCGCCGGAACGTTGGCACGTCGTCAACCTTCCCGCGATTGCAGAAGCGCCGCAAGGATTCCCGGCAAGTTGTACGATTGAATCTGACTGGCGCAACGAGGGCGAGGCGCTTTGCTCGGAGCGTTACCCGATAGAGCGATTGAATCAGGTTGCCTCGCGTATCGGTGGCTATTACTTTTCCGCTCTGTATCAGCAACGCCCCAGCAACAAAGAAGGCGCATTCTTCAAAGTCAATCAGCTTTCCATCCTTCCCGCCGCACCCGCTGGCCTCAAAACCGTGCGCGCCTGGGATTTGGCCGCATCAACAAACGGCGATTACACGGTCGGCGTCAAGCTCGGCAAGGACAACGAAGGCCGGTTCTACGTGCTGGACGTTGTGCGCGGGCAATGGCTGCCGGATGAACGCAACCGCGTGATGCTGCAAACGGCGGCGCTGGATGGCCGCGCAACGCGGATTCGATTGGCGCAAGACCCCGGCGCGGCAGGCGTGGATCAGGCGCAAGCTTTGACGCGAATGCTGGCCGGATATTCTGTGCCGGCTGAGCGCGTGTCGGGAAGCAAGGAAACGCGCGCCGATGGACTGGCCGCGCAAGTGAACGCGGGAAACGTAAGCCTGATTGCAGGCGATTGGAATAAGGCGTTCATCGAGGAATTGCGGACGTTCCCGCTTGGCAAACACGACGATCAGGTGGACGCGGCCAGCGACGCATTTCAGGAATTGGCGGGCGTGACGGAAACAAAGATTCGATCTTTCAGAATTTAATGAGCGACACAAGCAAGCCAGATTATCAATCCGCCGACTACGCGACGGAACTAGTTCCGAAATGGGAATTTGTTGACACCGTTTTGGGCGGCACATTTGAAATGCGGAAGGTCAAGACGATGTTGCCGCAATTCCCCGCCGAGCATGACGACGTGTACAACGAACGGCTTGCCGCTGCCACGTCAGACGGTGACTACAGAGACACGCTTGATGGTCTGGTCGGAATGGTGTTTGCCAAGCCGGTGACGATTGGGAAGAACGTTCCCGCTCAGATTGCCGCGCATTTTGAAAACATTGACCTGCGCGGAACGCATTTCAACGTGTTCAATCAGCGTCTCTTCCGGCGCGGTGTTCATTACGGCGCAGCCTACGTGCTGACAGATATGCAGCGCAGACCAGCGGCGCTTGATGGCAAGCAGCTTGACGCATCGCAAGCGCGAGAGCTTGGCTTGCGGCCATACGTGACGCTCTACAGTGCAAAAGAAGTTCAGAGCGAGCCTACGTATGTGACGATTCGCGGCGCGCAAGTTTTACAGCAGATTGTCTTTCGTGAGTGCCGATACGTGCCGAATGGTTTTGGCAGCGAAGAAGTTGAACGTTACCGCGTTTGGCGTTTGCCGGTGCAAGAAACTGAGATTGGCGATTTCGTAGAGGCTGGCTTTGTTGAGTGGGAATTATGGGAAGAGCGCGAAGTTGCCAACGGCTCGGCAACTGAATTGGCGAAGGTTGATAGCGGCACAACGAAGTTGACAGAAATTCCCGTCAGTGTGTTTATGGCGAACCCTGACCCTGACGAAGAAATGGAGTGCGAGGGGCCAACGCTGTACGATCTGGCTGAGTTGTGCGCGAAAGAATTTAGCAAGCAAAGCGACT